AACATTTGGTCATAAACAGTTGAAGTTCCAGCAGGTATTAATACACCATCGATTCCACTAACCGCAACAGCACCTCTTGTAGAAGCGTCGTTTAAGTATTTCCAGCTAGTTTTGTAGAAGTCATAAGAACCTCTTCTGAAACCAGAGAAACCTAAGTTAAGTGCCATGTCCTCAGAGTTTTCGAATAAACCATAAGCAGTTCCACCACCAACACCGATAGAGATCTGAGATAACATGTCATCAAAACTAAGATCTGTGGATCTGTTTAAGAAAAGCATATTTTCTTCGATTGCTCCTTGAGTGTCAAGGTTTTTAAGTACTTGATCGAAATCACTGATACCAGTAGCAGCAGAGAATCCAGACATAATGTTACCTCTTGTTTGGATAGCTTGGAATAAACCTTGCGTTCCATGAGCAGCAGTAGCAGCACCGAATCCAGTAGCAGCAATATTACCAGCAGCAGCTTGTACAGCAAACTGTCCAGCTCCAGCGGCTAATTCACCTTCAATCATCGCCATTTCTAAGTAGTCATCAAATCTTAGCCTTGTTTCAGACTCAGACTTTAGATACCATAAGTATCCTGATGTACCATCTTCAGTAGCAACTTCAACCCATCCAATCTGTGCAGTGTCAGAACCATTAATTTGGTATCTGTCTTTTATGATAATTGGTTGGTTATTGAATTGTGTGAACTGTGGTTGAGCAGCAGCTACAGATCCATTAGTACCTTTAGCAAATACAGAACCGTATACAAATATCTTCAAGTTAGCAGCAGCACCTAAAGCATTTAGGTTAGCAGCAGTGAATGAAGTAACTTGTATTTGAGTTGCAGGTGCACCAGCAGCAGCTACTACAGGAGCAACAACTACTACAGCTTTAACTGTAACACCAGTTGCAGTGTTCATAATAACGATAGTATCGTTAAGATTAATAACACCAATTGTTTGGATCGGTGCAGTTTGACCAGCTCCAGTTACAGGAGATACAGATGCAGTTGAAGGAATTGAAATAATTCCAATTGCAGCACCACCAGCACTTGTTACTGAACATCCATTGTAAGAGATGTGTAATCTATTTTGTTCTGACCAGATAACTTGATCAGATGACATTGGCATTTCAGCGCCAACCATTCTTAGGAATCCAGATAAAGTTCTGTTTCCATATCTTTCAACCTCAGCTTCGTAAACTTCAGGAAGGTATTGTTGTGCAAAATCGTTTGCACCTGCAGCACCTGTAGCAAAGTTTAAGTAGTTGCTGTTCAAGATTTGTTGTTGTAGTGACGGCACAATAGAGCCGAACACAGGATTAATTTGTCCCATTTTTAATAATAATTTTTAGTTAAATTTTCTTGTTTTAATCTTCAGTTTTGAAGAATCAAGACCACTAACGGCTTTAACTTTAAATCCACCAACAAAAACATCCTCTGGAGCTCTTGTTCTTGGACTAGTGTCTACATTATTAGACTTTGCAGCAATATTTCTAATAGCATCGGATTTCCCTTGCTCATAGAAGTGTTGCGCAATAGTATCAGCATTGTCAGCAGCATACATAGCTTTGTGATAACCTTGGACATCTTCAACATTACCTTTATTATCAAGGAACTTCCCGATCGTATTGTTAATGTTTGATTGGCTATCTGCAACATCATTTACATTTTTAACCCCGTACCTAAATTTCTTTTCACCAACTTTAAATTCAAAACCTTTGAATTCATTAGTGAAATACTCTTTAGTGTTAGATTTAAAATCTTCATGCTGTTGTTGAGCTACACCTTGCTCTTCGTTGTAGCGGTTAAAAAAGTCAGTGGCTTTTTTCTGATCTTGAGTAACTCCGGGTCTCAACTTGATTTCCTCGTAGTATTTACTTTTTAATCCTTCTAAATGCCCTTTGGCTTTTGCAACCTCTTCTTTGTAAGCGAGTTTAGCTTTTCTTATATCTCGCTGTTCATCTAATTCTTCATCATAAGAAAAATTATCTTCAATTAAGAATTTAATTTCTTCTGAATCTAAATGTGATTTTGTTTGTTGATAATACTCTTTTAATAAAGTATCATTATCTACATTAGAATAGTCAGCATTTAATCTAACATAATCTTCTAATGTTCCACCTGTTTCTTTCATAAAGTCCACCAATTTTTCTACGTTCTCTGGTAGATCCATATTAGGCGTAACAGGTTTTGGAGTATCCATTTTTAATGGAACTTCCATTTTCTCCCCTATTTCAATAACTTCTTCTTCTTTTACAGGCTTTTCAATTATTTCTTCAATAACTGGTTTTTCATCTGTAACTTCTTCTGGTTGTTTTTCAACATTTGCAACGGTGACATCGCTCCCTCCGCTTCCCATTTCTTTGCCATTTCCGGCTTGTTGATCCACATCCACTGTCTTTGTTTCTGCGACTTGAATGGCATCTTTTTCTTCTTTAGGTTTAGATAAATCTACTTTAGTAGTTTTAACTTGTTTGTTTAATTGTTTAGGTTTCTTAAGTTTTACCTTAAAACTACCCTCTTGTGGTGTTTGTTCTGACATAATAAAATAATATAAAATTAATAAAATCTACACAGGCACTTGCTGTGTATCTGTATTTTCAGGTGTAAACCCTGATGCTTCAAAATCAGTAGGCGGCAAATCATTTTGTCTTTGGCTAATTAATTTTGATTGTTGTGAAGCTTGTATTTTAGTTCGTGTATCTTTACGATCTTCTATTTGAGCTTCTTTTTTTTCGTTAACATCTACATCCATTTGTTTAAGCTTCATGTTATACTCAAACTCTTGAGCCATTATTTGTAGCTTAAGCTGGTTGTCAGTTTCCATTCTTTGAATTTCAAACTGAGATCTAGCTTGTTCTATTTGAGTTTCTGTAGATGCTATAGCTTCAGCTTTCTGAACATCGTTCATCGAAGCTTGTTCAGAGGCCTGCATATTAGATTGAGTTTGAGCCTCTATATTTTGTTGAGCTTGTTGTTGCTCTTGCTCTTGTTTTTGTTTTCTTTTGTATTTTAATACTTGATTAGCTAATGTAAGATTTTTAATCTCTCTTATATCTATAGCATCTTCTAAGTATATTTGTTGTTGTTGCAAAGCCATTTGAATATTTTGCTCTAACATTGCTTTTTCTTCTTCTTCAGGTTCTAATTCTAAAAATACACCAAAGTCATATAGATGTAATGTATCTATTTCCTGTAGTGTAGCGGTATTAAATTTACCTAAACTTTTTACTAAAGCTGCATTAGTTAAATCAAAATCAATCATATCAGCAACTCTAAGCGAAACATTTTCACAAGTTCTAAGAGTTAAATATAAACTAGCATCTAAGATATGTCTAGTTGCAGTGTTGGATGCGTTAGCGGCTAACTTCTGTAAACCTACTAGTGTACTTTTATCTGGTGTGCTACCATCTCTAGCCTCATTTAAACCGGTAACATCTCTTATCATTTGTAAATAATACTGATAAGTATTAATTAATGATTGTATCTTACCATTAGCACTTGATGATTGTAATTCTTGAATAGGTACTTTACCCCTGTTAGGATCACCATCTTGAGTTAAAGACCTACCAACTATAGAACCAGTTTGGAAATACATGTTCAATGCTTCTTGAGGATTATAGTTTGTTCCATTACCTAGATCAACTTCAGCTAAACCATCCACATCAACGAATACACCGTCTGGTACCATTCTTTGAATTACTTGTTGTAATTTTAACGATGTTAATTGTATCATATCAGCAAAACTAGTTATACGATTCACTAATGAATCAATACGACCTTGGTACATATGAGGAGCTACAATGCAGTAATTCATGTTAACCTTAGTTAAATCACTAGTTGGTCTTGTCATGTTTTCTGATAAATCCCAGCTTAACATTTCGTTAACACCCATAACTTTAGCACCTGTAAAAAGTACTTCAATGCTTCTTGATACTCTATCAAAATTATCACTTGGTGGTGGGGCAAAAAAGTCAGGTTTTTCTAAAGCTTTTTCTAAACCAGTATCTGTTTTTTTGATTTTAAATACTTGATCAATATATGTTTTATATTCAAAGTATAACACTTGAATTAAATCATTATTGTTATTAACACCATTCATTTTACCTTCTCTTCCAGGAAACTTAGCTATTCTTGATAACTGCTCTTCTGAAAGATCCGGAAATTCTTTTTTTAAATCAGGTACAGTAATTGCTTTAATTTCTCCTACATAATATATGTCTTGGAAATTTGGATCGTTTGTATAAGAATAAACTAAATTAGCAGGGTTAACATAATCTATAGTAACACCTTCAGCTTTATTAAATGTAGTTTTACATGCCCCAATACCTATTGTAGTTATGTCTTCAGTTAATCTTTTGTTTGTTAAATCGTATTTATTAAAATCTAATATGTTATTTATAACTTCTTCTTCAGCAATTTCTACAGATTGTTTATAACTTAACTGCATGTGAACTTCTAGTTCTTCTTTAGATTGAGGAAGGTTTGCTGGATCTAATGTATTGTATAATGTTGCACCTAAATTCTGTTCTATACTGTCAATTAATGGCTTAGCCATCATATCTTTTAAAACTCCACTAGCATAGTTAGTTCTTTGTTTTTGTGAGAAAGGATCTTGAGCAAAAGCTTTTATATCGTAATTTTTAGAAGCTATACCATTAACAACTATATCTACAAACTTAGGTATAATTGGTACAGGCTTCCAGTCTAAATTTAAATAAGACAAATCACCGTTAATAGACAATTCATCTTTATATTTTTGTATAGGTTGCTCACCTCTAGCATACAACCTTAATCTATTAAAATTTTGATAACCATTATTCCAACGACTGTTATTAACTCTGCCACCTCTAAACCACTCATTCTCAATAGCTTGCGCTACTTGCAAACCATATTCCCAACTTCGCTTTTCTGCCTCAGGTACCACCTGATTAGGAAACGAACTATTAGTACTTGTGTTAATCATTCTTTAAAAATTTTTGAATTATTCCCGTCATTGTTATATTTAGCAAAACTTAATGAAACTTTTTCTTTTATAACCTGAGCGTTTGGTCTGTATTTGTTTTTATTACAAGCCATTAATGCTAAACCTGAACTAATCGAGGCATCATGTTTAGTTCTATTATTAATATCAAATGCTGCCCAATCTTCTAATGTTCTTTGAAAATACATTGTGCCATATTGTTCGTTGTTGTAACCTACAAAACTTTCAATATAAGATTCTATTGCAGCCGCATGAGCTTGTTTGACATCTTCACTTGAATTAGGTATTCCACCTATTTCTTTTTCTGTAACTGATAATTTAAATGCTAGTTTATCAGGTCTATTCATAGAGTATTGTCTATAACCTCTACGTCTTAAATAGTATAATAATCTAGGTTTATTATTCTCTGCAAGTATAGGCATACTATAAAAGTGTAATGCCATAAGAACATCTTCAAAAAAGATTTCTGCAGTTGAAGGTCTGGATATATATTCTAAAAAAAATAAATTAGGTGGACAATCATCCATCGTAAATTTAGTTAAACCATGAAGTGATCCTTTAGAACCTCTCCCGTCTACTGTTCCTGATATATCGTAACTGTCACATCCGAAAGCTCCCATGTGTTCATTAGCAGGATGCTTTTGACCATTCTTAGTTATAAATCTATTTTGTTGTTCTGCTTTAGGAATCCAAGACACCATAAACCTTCCATTCTTATTTGGTGAAAAAATAACCCTAGTATCTTTAATCCCATCTTCCCATTGAAAATTACCCTGAGTAACTACTCCTGAGCGCTTTAAGTCTTCGTTATAATCTATTTGTTCGTAAATCTTAGTTAGATTAAATAAAGATTGTTTTGTCTCGTCTCTGAATGCATGTTTCTCTGTACGTGGAAATTGTCGATAAAGTTCATTGAGTCCATCAGGATCATCCTTAAGGCCATCTACTTCATTATCCCAGTGTTCAATGACACCGATTTCAATCTCTTGATCATCGATTCCCTTAACTGGCGATTTCGGAGTTTCAAAGACAGGGTATCCATAAGTATCGATGTAACCTTCGTAGTTCCATTCCATAGGTATGAACAAAGAATATAGTCCTGAGCTAGTCTGTCCGTTGCGGTTTCTTTTTGTGACGTTTGAGCTATCATATAATTTTTTGTAGTTTCTACCTCCTTTATCTAAAGCATTTGATGTTGATCCCATCATACACTTACCAATTATTCTACTACCTAATCTTAATGTTGTTTTTGTTACCCTCCAGTTATTAAGGAT